ATAGTTGCTGTGTAACGATAGACACAGAATATTATGACGAGCTATACGATTATCTTACTGATATAGATGTAGATTTAAATGAATTAAATATTGATGATTTAGTGGTAAATGGCATTCAATTTTTAGACAAAAAAGATTCAGAAGATTATTATATATTAAAAGAAACTGACGAAGGCTGTTGGGTAATATAAATTAAAAATCAAATAAAATTAATATTATGAAAGAATATAAAGTAGATATACAAAGAACATATAATACGACTATAACATTAAGATTTCCAGATGATAATAGAGATCATAAAGCTATAATTGATAAAAATATATCAGAAGGAGACGAAGGTATATGGGATCTGATAGCTGAAAAAGAATTAGAACAAATGGATGTTACTAATGATCAATGGGAAATAGAAGAAATAAATACTACAATAACAGGTGCTTTATCTAACGATACAGGACCACGAAATTAATTAATTATGGGAAATATGAGTTATTGCAGATTTGAAAATACTGCACGAGATGTAGAGGATTGCTTAGAAGCAATAGATAATGGAGCTATAAATGATTTGAGTACTGAAGAGGCTTACGCTTTAAGACGCTTACTAGAATACGCTAAACATATAGTAGAATTAGAAAATGAAATAATTGAATCAGTAGAAAAAAATAAATAACTATGGGAACAAGATCGCTAACTAAAGTAATACAAACCTGGGAAGATGAATCAGGTAAAAAACAAAGAAAACCAATTACATGTATGTATCGTCAAATGGATGGGTACTTAGAAGGACACGGACAAGATTTAGCCGAATGGCTATCTGGCTATACTATTGTAAATGGTATACCTTTAGATAAATCTGAGCCAATGTTTAATGGCATGGATTGTCTTGCAGCTCAAATGTATGTACATTTTAAAGCAAATGGCTGTAAAGATGACGGTACTCCAGTATCTTCTCCAGGAAATATATATTGTATGCATCCTGATGCTTCAGATTGCTGGGAGGAATATCTATATGAGATATCAAAAGAAGATAATGGAATATTACTTACAGTATATGAAACTGATTATAAAGGTGGTGCTGAAGAGGTATTTCATGGAACACCAGAAGAATTATTAACTAAAATAAAAAAAGAATATGCTTAATACAGAACAAATCTTAGAACAAAATGGACTTAATTGGAATGTAATTAAGAAACCATTAATATATGCAGGTGAGTGTACCCCTGAAGCTAATAACGGATTACACCACACTCCATACTATGGTATAGTAAGAGAAGATACAGGTGAAGTATTTACTACAGTATCAGAAGGTTATGAGCCTACACAAAATCATACAATTATAGAAACTATGCAACAAATTGCAGGTGAAAATGAGCTAGAAATTGTAAAGGCCTTACCATTACATAATGGTAGAAAAATTGTAGTACAAATGAAAAGACCTGATAACATCATAGATATAGGTGGGGAATCTACAGAGCAATATGTATATGCTATTAATGGGCATGATGGTAGCTCATCGCTAAAGTTTGGCTTTATGAATAAAGTTATATTCTGTCAAAATCAATTTGGCTGGCTATCAGGAAATGCATTTTCTGGTTATAGGCATACAAAATCTATACAAGATAAAGTAAAAGAATTGCCAAAAATAATTAACTTTACAGATCAATATGATAAAGTTGCTGATTTACAGATGTTTAGTAATGAATCCGCTACATCATCCCTAATAAATGATTTAGTAGATTATCTAGCTAATACAGATAAACTACCAATATCTACTAGAAGAGCAAATATGGTGCGTGATCTCAGCGCGTGTATATATATAGAAACTAATAGAATATCACAAACTAAATGGGGCGTATTTAATGGTGTAACTAAATATACTACACATGAGAAGTCATCTCCTAACAGAGAGTATGGACAGCAAGAATCTATATTAACAGGATCTTGTGGAAAAATGAATGAAAAGGCTTTTAACTTTTTGAAAGCATACTAACAGAGACGAGGGGGCTAAGGCCCCCTTTTTCTACTTATTAATAAATAAAAATTATAATCATGGATATAAACAAAATGTTTTTTGAAGATTTACATCAAATTCAAATGAATAAAATAAATGCTAGTGAAATAAAAGAAGCTAGAAAAGTAATATTAAGGCTTCTAACACAAGTTAGTAGTAATCACAGAGATAATGTGACTGGTAAAGACAATGCTGTCTTAGATGCTTTAAAATGGCTTAAAGACAATCAATCATGAGCGAGGTTACTACTTGCTGTGGATCTAGTTATGAAGATAGTTGGATATCAGATTGTTGTACGGTAGAAATGCATGCTGACTCAGATGTATGCCCAGCTTGTAAGGAGCACACAGAAGCTACAGGTTATATCTGTAATGAATGTGGAAACTGGAATGAAAATTTAGAAGAACTGTCTGAATATAATGCTAGAAAGAAAGAAAATCATTATGAAGAAATGGCAGACGCTAGACGAAAGTATGGAGAATAATTATATATTTGTTAGCTTAAATAAAAAACTATGGATTCATACGATATAGAACAAACATTACTTGGTAAATTAATTGTAAAGCCTGAGTTAATAGATAAATACACTCAGTTATTACATGAAGATTTATTTGAATTTCCTTTTAATAAGTCTACATATCATGCTATAGAAGAACTAAAAAGCAAAGATAGAGTTATAGATATATTAACAGTATCAAAACTTATTAAAGGTGAAGATATTATATTGAATTTATCTCAAATGACTGAAAAAGCTTTTGATTTTACAGAAATTATTACATGTATAGGTATTCTAACAGAAGAGTTTCAAAAACGTACATTAACTGGCATAGTTCAAGATGTTGGTAATAAATTATCTAATCATGATGAGCTTGAGCTTATAATAGGAGGTTTAAATGCAGAATTATCTAAACTATCTATAGGTCAGCCTGAAGAATTAGCTGATTTAAACACTCAGTTAAGTGCATTTATAAAAGATATAGAAGTTAGAATGAACACAGATGGGCTATTAGGTATAGCTTCTGGGTTTCATGCTATTGACAAATTTACAGGTGGATGGCAGCCTACAGATCTAATCATAGTAGGTGGTGCATCATCTATGGGTAAAACAAGCTTTGCGCTTGCGCTTGCTTATAATGCTGCTAAGTATACTAACACGCCTACTGTAATCTTTTCTTATGAAATGAGTGCAATACAATTATTAAGAAGATTAGCGTCTATGGAATCAGGTATTAGTAATAGATATATTACAAATGGCACATTAGATGATACAGAGCTTGCTAAAATTCATAATACAATTACTGAAATTGAATCTTTACCATTATCTATAGATGAGGGTAATATTACTTCTTTAGGTTATTTAGTACATAGAATTAAAGAATATGTAAAAAATAAAGCAGCTAAACTTATTATGGTAGATTACTTACAATTAGTTAGCGCAAAATCTAAAGGAGGCAGTAGAGAACAAGAAGTTAGTCAGGTAGCTAGATCATTAAAAAATCTTGCTAAAGAATTAAATATCACTATTATAGCATTAAGTCAGCTCAACAGAGGTGTAGGGAACCGTAATAATAGTAAACCAACATTATCAGATCTTAGAGAATCAGGTGAGATAGAACAAGCTGCAGATGTAGTAATGCTTATATATCGTCCTGAATATTATGGAATAGAATTTAATGATAGTGGAAAAGAAAGTAAAGGAACAGCCAATATTATATTTGCTAAAGGGAGGAATATAGGTGTCGGTGAAGTAACTCTAAGCTTTAAAAGTGAAATAACAAAATTTATAGATTATGAAGAAGTATAATTTAATTGGAAAATATCCAATAATTTCAATGGTGTTTATTGCTGCATTAGTTTTTCTGATAGGGCCAGTTATTTTTGCATTAATTATTGCTGGAATTATAGTACTACCTATGTATTTAGCTGTTCAAATATTTGGTGATAAACAATAATTATGTATATTTGTTCTGTAAATGGAGCAAAAAATAAAAGAAAAGTCTAAAGCTAAATCAATTATTGCAGAAATTGCACATGATTTAGGAATTAACAAAAAACTTGTAAAACAGGTATTAATTTATACATTTAGAGAAATTGCAATTACTCTAATACTAAAAGGTAAACCTGTTATGATAAGAAGATTTGTAAAGTTTGTTGTAGCAGCAGCTGCAATTAAAAAAGCAAACAAAACAAAACAAAAAGAAAAAGTAAAATGAGTTTAAAAAATTTAAGTAAAGAACTACCATTCAAGTGGCGCGTACAATCCACTAAGTTTGGAAAAACAACTTGTGTAGCATACATAGACGCTAGAGACTGTCAAGACTTACTAGATGAAGTAGTAGGTCCAGAAAACTGGCAAAGCATGTTCTATGAAGAAAATGGATTATTATTTTGCAAAGTAGGAATATTTTGTAAGCCAGAGCTATGTGAAGAAACAGGAGATATTGCAAGCTGGGTATGGAAATCAGACACAGGTTCAGAATCAAAAGTAGAAAAAGATAAAGGTCATGTATCAGATGCATTTAAACGTGCATGTGTATCGTGGGGTATAGGTAGATTCTTATATAGATTAAAAATACAAACTTTAACTACAAAACAATGGAAAGGCAAAGAATATCCATATGCTCCTGAGAAAGATAAAATAATCTTTGATGGAGATACATTAACTAAATATATTAACTGGAAAATCAAAAACAATAAATAATGAGTGCATTACCGTTTAATTTAAACACAACAACAACAGGAAGAGCTAAGGGTGAAAAAGTAGAATACATTACAACTGGAGCTTATGAATGTAAAATTACAAGTTTATCTACATCAGAACAATTAGAAGACTATAAAGGATCTCCATTTATACAATATGCTGTAACAAGTAATGGTAAGGTGGGTAGATGTAGATTTTGGGTTGTTAAAGAAACTGACAAGCCATCTACACAAGAATGGAAGTCTAAACAAATTAAAGACTTTCTAGTAAATGCTGGAATAAAAGACTTTAATGATGACAGTAAAGCTATGAATGACGCTATAGGTAATAGTTTAATGATTACATTTATATCAGAAGAATACATTAGTGTAAATAGAGATAATCAAGAACCTGTTATTAGAACTGCTACTAAATACAGATGGTCTGCTAAATCAGGAGGAAAATGCACATATAATCACGACATGAACCAAACTCTAACTGATGAGCAAATGTCGGAGTTTAGTGAAAAACACGCTGCATGGAGTAAGGCTAACAGTTCCGTAGCAGCAAACTCAAATGATGAAGACATGCCCTTCTAAACATATATAAATGAGAGAGATAACAGATTCCTAGGATCAGGTAAGTGTCCTGCTAGACAGGTTAAACTTTTAAGATTTAAGTGCGCCAAATTCCTAATGGATGAAACTCTCAAATTTATTATTATCTTTGCAATATGGCAGAGATTTTTATAGCAGGAAATGTCCCATCTAGTAAGAACGGAAAACGATGGACAGGTAAATATTTAATTCATTCTAAAACAGTTATGAATTACATAAAAAACTCAAAGGAGGATTGGGTTAGCAATCAAAAAGAATTTGAAAAACTAATAAAAAACAAGGAAGTGCCATACAAAATAGAATTTACATTTTTAAGAAATAGTAGAAGAAAATTTGATTATATAAATCCTTGTCAAACAGTTCAAGATTTAATGGTAAAATATGACTATATTCAAGATGATAATTGTGATTGTATTATCCCTAGTTTTGGGAGATATGAATATAATAAAGAAGGATCAGGAGTAAAAATAAAAGTATTATGAGAAAAATTAGAAAAAATCTAATTTCTTTTCTTAACTTAAGTGAAGATAAAAAAGATAATATATTACAATATATTAGAGAGAAAGAAGTATCTATAAGAGCTGCTGCTTTAGATTTTAATGTAACTAGTGAAACTATTAATAAAATATTTGCAGAAAGATTTGGCAAAAGAACTAAAATAGAAGAATCAATATCAACACCTAGGAAGAAATACTTTAAAGAATACTGGATAGAAAATAAATTTAAATAAAAATTACATGACACTAAAAACTAAACAAAAAAAAGAAAAGATTAATATTATGGGTAATAAGTATAAAGTAGAGAAGCCTATATCTGATACACTAAAAGCAATGTCAGAAGCTCTAAGGTCTCATGAAGTTGCTCTGTTAACATGGCTACATAAAGATTATACTGGTGATGACAAATTTGAAAAAGATGAAATAAAAGGATTCAGAGATAGTTTAAAAGACTATTGCATGCAAATACCAGAAGCAGAAAATATTCTTAAAAGAATGGAAGAATTAGATGATCAAGCAGAAGAAGAAAATAAAGAAAAGGAAAATAAAGAACAAAACAAATAAAGGAAAGCTTAGGGAGCAAAAGATTAATTTACTACTTTTGTAGAACTTTCCTTACCATGCTTACATGGTTTTTGTTTTGATTGCATTGAGGCCCTCTTTCGGGAGGGCTTTAGTGTATTAAAATCAAACAATGAAATTAATAGAAAATCACAACCTAACACATCACAACTATTATCAAGATACAGAATATGTATCTAATAGTATGTTGAATAATCTTACTGGTAAATCACCAGAATACTTTAGGTTTGCAGTAGATAATCCACAACTATCTACACCTGCAATGAAATTTGGATCAGCATTACATATGAATGTATTACAGCCAGAAGAGTTTAATAATGTATATGCTGTAGCACCTAAATTTGACAAAAGAACTAAGCAAGGTAAAGCAGATTATGCAGAATTTGTTAACTCTAATATGTTAAAAACTGTTGTATCAGAACAAGACTATCATCTCATAGAACAAATGACAGAAAAAATAATGAGAGATTCTGATGCTAAACTAATGTTAAGTAATGGGCTTAAAGAACATATTATAGCTTGGGAAAATGAAGAGCACGAAGTAAAATGCAGAGGTATGCTTGATGTATATAATAAAGATGCTAATATTATAGTAGATCTTAAAACAACACAAGATAGTTCTTATTATGGATTTGCAAGCTCTGTAAAGAAGTTTAAGTACTATAAGCAAGCTGCATTCTACATGGACGCTGTAAGGGCTCAGGAGTTCTATATTGTAGCTATAGAGAAAAGTCCGCCATTTAGTATAAATATTATACAGATAGGTGATGATCTGCTTGATAAGGGTAGAGAGCTATATAATAGAGATCTAGAAATATATAAATATTGTAATGATAATGATTATTGGCCTAGCCAAGGATTTGATTATCTTGACAAGAAATCAGAAAGAAGTATACATATAATGAATGAAGATATATTATGAAAAATTCAGTAGTATTTGAAGGAGGTATTGATAAAGTTAGTACCTTAGCAGATGGAAGTTTAAGGGTGTATTTAGGTACACCTGAACTTTCAAACGAAACTATGGTTAATCTATTTGGATTAATTAAAAAGCCTGGCTATATATTAATATCAACAAACACTATCAATCAAGATCAGATAGATGCAGTTGAGAAAGCAACAACTAACGCAGAGTTTAGTGAAAAGACACCCAGCCAAAGAATGAGAGGAGTTATGTATAAGCTCTGGGAAAAAACACAACCTAAAACCTTGAATGGAGATTCAGGTGAAATGGAATATGTAGAGTTTGATTTATTCTACAAAAGACAAATGAATAAAATTATTGATCACTTTAAAACTAAATTAGATTAATGAAAAAAGAAAAATTATATAATGCTAGTGAGGTAAGTTCTTTTGCTATGTTTTTTGGAATTAATATGTGTAGTAGAAGTAAATATCCAGAGAAAAAAAAATATTCTTATAAAGATAAAAGAACTAAAGAATATGGAGCACAAAGATTAGAATTATTAAAAAATAGTAAAACAAATTCAAGAATAAAAATTAAATAAATGAGTAAACATGATGAGTGCTATTATGAAGTAGGTAGGAATGGATATGTGTCTAGCTCTACTGGAGATAAAAGAATACCGTCTTATTACATAGGAAAGTATCATAAATACGAAGCGCGTAAAGTTGTAGAAGATTTTGATCTTTCTTATAATTGCGGTACCGCTGTCACATATCTTTTACGTGCAAAACGGAAGCATAAATCACCAATAGATTGCATTACAAAAGCCATAGCTCATTTAGAGTTTGAATTAGAAAGATTAAAACATGAAAGTAAAGAAAATAAAAAGAAAAACATTTAAAATTAGACCATCTGGTAGATCTACAGATTTTATATCTCCAAGCTTTGGCTATGGTTGTTTGTATAGCTGTTCTTACTGTTATATGAAACGCCATATGCCTTACGGTCTATCTGTTGCAACAAATACAGAAGATATACTTACTGAAATAAATAGTCATGCTGCTTTTGCTCAAGTAGATAAGCCCAATCAAACGCATGAAAAATATATTACATATGATATAAGCTGCAATGAAGATTTTGCATTACACGCTAAACATCATGAATGGAAAAAAATATTTAGATTCTTTAAAGATCACCCAGATATTATGGGAAGTTTTGCTACAAAATATGTAAACAAAAACTTGTTAGAATTTAATCCTGAAGGTAAAATACGTATTAGATTTAGTTTGATGCCACAGAGTAAGGCTGATTTACATGAGCCAGGAACATCTAAAATTATAGATAGAATATTAGCTATTGACGCTTTTACATTTGCTGGTTATGATGTACACGTAAACTTTAGTCCTATAATAGTATACGATGGATGGCTAAATGATTATTTTGAATTGTTTAGATTAATGGATAAATATATAGAAATTAAAGAAAATGTTTTGTCAGAATGCATATTTCTTACACACAATATAGAAAGACATACTTTAAACCTTAAAAACAATCCAAAAACAGAAATAGATTTATGGATTCCTAACATACAAGAAACTAAAATATCACAATACGGTTGTGAAAATATTAGGTATAATTACAAGCTAAAACGTGATTATATAAATCAATTTAAAGAATTACACAATAAGGTAATACCCTGGAATAAAATTAGATACATATTTTAATTATGATAATAACAACAATTATACTTGCAATAATTTGTTTTTTTACATATCTTTATATGGATAAATTTAAAAGAGAAAATAAAATAATACAAAACCTAGAAAAGTATGCCAAAAAAGAGGAAATTAAACAGCAAAAATCCAAAGTATTTAGACAAAAATCTTTTAAACAAACAAATAATAAAGAAAAAAGTGCACAGTTGTACAACTAATAAAGGAATAAAAATTTATGCAGTTTGGTATGAATGATGATGAATTTGTATATTTAGGTATGATTGCTATTATTCTAATTATTGGATTTGTAATAGGAACTGTTGCTTGTATAATAAAAACTTCAAAAGAAAATAAATCTTTAAAAAAAGAATTAGATAGAGTAAATGATTTATATTTTGAAGAAATGGATAAATGGAAAAGTAAATATGATCAAAATGATTATGAAGCATATTAGATATATACTACACAGACTAGGCTTTCATAATAAAAAATGTAGAAGAAGAGTCTATACTACAAAACAAGACTATTTATGTTTAATAACGGGTAACACCCATAAAAAATTTGAATTATGATGCAAATGATAGGGAACAAGGTTTTAATAGAGCCTGATAAAATTAAAGAAACTACAGATTCAGGAATAATAATTTCTAAAGCAGAAGCAGAAATACCTACTAAGGGTATTGTAATTTCTACTGGTAGTAAAGTACAAGAATTAATAGAGGGAGATTATGTTATATACGAGCCAAGACACGCAATGCGTATGGAGTATAAAAATGAAGAATATCTTATGTTTCCTGAATCAAGTATAATTGCTAAAATAAATAAATAGTATGAGCTTTTTAACACACTTAAAGAAAACTGAACATGAAGAAGATACAAGATGGATTGTTAAGTATAACAAAAAAAATCTTGTTAGAGAAGTAAAACAGATTTATAAACCATCTGAGTACTATTCTTTTAATTTGCATAAAGGTAAAAATGCTAGACCTTTACATAATAAAAATGTTTTAATTAAGATACTAGAAGAAGATAAAGAATTTAGACAGTAACATTATAGTTTAATATTCCTTGTAATCCGTTTTCTCTACTATATATAAAAGCTTGTGCTTTCTTTATATTACCAATAAAACCTTTACTATCATGCCAGTAATCAGTGGCAGACATAGATGATAAGTTTCTAACAGTTATTCCGTTAAGCTCTTCTATAGCTTGTAGCTTCATTGCTTTGTTAGTATGGAAGTGTCCTCTATGTACTTCTACATATACAGTATTACTCCATAGATTTTTAAATCTCTGAGCTATAATACCTGGAAGGTTAGCGGTCTTAGGCCCATCACCATGATCAGATATAATAAGATTATTACCATAAGGTATGGCTTTCATTAGGCAGTCGCTATTATCTACTTTTACATTTTCATTTTCTTCATAGTATAATTCTAAAGTATCACCTAAATGCATAACAGATTCTCTATCATGATTACCTGGAATAACCATTACATGAACATTAGCTATTTCAGATAATATGTTGATAGCTTTAATCATAAGCTTTCTAGCGCATCTATACATATCTATATGATACTCTGAGTTAAATTGTGGAGTACCTCTTGTTGTAGCTGGTATTGGCCAATCTTTATCAGAATTTAATAAATCGTGCCCTACTATAAAAAGTATCTTATCTATATGATAACCTTGAGATCTATATAATAAATGATCTATAGCGCTTAAAAGACGGTCTTCAGCTATGTCCATACTATACTTATCATCTTTAATACCTATCTTACCTAAATGAAGATCAAAAGCTGATATTTCTAAAAGATGTAAATCTTTTCTGTCTTCAGGTCTTTCTCTTTTAATTTTTGAAACTTTTACAGATAGATCTCGTAAATCCTCCATGAGTTCTTCTCTTACCTTCTCTATATTAAACTCTTCTTTTATTTTTTTAAGAAAAGCTTTTGTTCTAAACATAGTAACAGTAATAGGATTTCTATCGTTATCAAATCCAGTTACCTCATATGTACCTATATCATATTTTTCTACTTCCCAAGAATCTAGATTAACATTACAAGCTGCTAATAAATCATCTAAAGATTTAACTCTTGTACAATTTTCTGCAATTAGTATAGCCTCTGTTTTGTTTTCTTGGAAACTAACTATCTCTTTTTCTTTTGGTTCTGTATCTGGATTTTTTTTTCTTAATCCGCGTGCAAGAGTTCTAATTTGTTCGTAATTAGTACCAAATTTCTTGGCTGTATCTGCGTATTTACTACGCATTAAGTGAGGATTGTTTAATAGATACTCTCTGATTTTATCATTTAAAGACATTGTTATTTTTTTAGTTATCATCAACACCATAGCCATGCTGACTTAATAGTGTTAAATTTACAGGAACAAGCTTTTTCTTTGAACGAGTTCCGACTAATTTATTAACCGCTTTGTTAACAATGATTTTATTGGTAAATATAGTTCCTTTATTATAACCTTTTACTATATGGTTATCCAATGTGTATATTTTGTTTTTTGAGTCTTTAAATGTCCAATTAGATAACCATATTGGAATATTGTATCTTGATGTTGGTTTATCCACTAGTTTTGCTAAAAGTAATACTAGGACCTAAAATAGAGCTTGAACCATAAAAATATATTTTATTACTAACATTAGTAAAAATATTTTTTACAATATCTGCTAAACTTACTGTACCTAAATAAGGAAATTCAGCGCCAAATAAACGAGTGATAGATATTCCTGTAACTGCAGTTATAATTCCTGAAGATATAGTAAAAGAAGCATCTTTTTGATCACCGACACTCCAAGATATTGTTATGTTGATATAATCAGATGAAATTGCATTATAATTATGTATTACAATATCGTTTAAACTTTCTCCCTGACTTAATGTAAATATTAATTCAGCAGAAGATGTTGTAGAAAAAGTATGACTACTGATAATAGATAATTTACTAGATGCTTCTTTAGATATAACAGAGCTTCTATATTCTTTATTAAAAGATTCTTGAATTTGCTGTGTTTCTATTCCTGATTCTGATGATGGAACAGGATTAATTATAGCTGTATTTATTTTTCTTGTTTGAAATTTAGACCTAATATTAGATCCTTTAGCTCCATACTTGTCTTTAATTATTGGCATATTACAAAGGTAGTAATTTTTTTTATTTTATTAAACTCCGATTACTTTTTCTATATTAGCAGTTGCGACTGCATTAACTTTACTTATATTGGCAGATTCTACACTATTTACATCATTTCCATATCCTGTTGCTAAGGTATAGTTAATACGAGGACGCTGACCTGCACTTGAAGCTTCCGTATAACGAGCCCCTAAATTAACTGTACCAGCACTTGGTATTGTAACATTTAAATAATCATAAGTATAATTTATAAAACAAACTATAACAACATCATTATTTTTTATGTCATCTAAAAGATCACTAGTACTTGCTAAAACATTTGCGCTATTTGTACTCCATGTTCCTGAGCTTTCAAATGCTGCAGCTGCACTATAAGCAGTAACGTTACCTTCTTGTGATTCACCATCTGCCCAGCCAGGCATAGCATCAAAATCTGATTTTGCTAACGCTGTGCCCCCGTCACCCCCAAACGCATTACTTTTTACAGCAATAATACTACCATCATCCCCAGATGATCCAACTAATTCAAACTGAGCTGAACCCACAGTTCCTGTTACACCTGATGTATCAAAATATATAAACGATCTTTCTACTCTAAAAGTAGCACCACCACCTCTTCCTGAAAATTTATGTACTGCTGTAAAATTACTATCTGCAGCTTCAGTTAGATTTATTGTAGTTCCAGTGTCAACGTCTCTAGCCCCTGCCCAAGTTGTGGTGCCACTTCCAACACGACCATCATCTGTAGTTCCATACAATAAAGGCATTAAAATTCTTTTTTAGGTAAATAATAAGTGTTAGAATTAAAATATATATTGCTGGGTGGGTTAACAGATATAGATTCATATGTTGTTCCGTTTATAAAAAACACATCATCTAAATTAGTGTGATTATTCCACCAAGTAGTTTTAGCTCCAGATTTTGCTAAAGTTGGTAAAACACTAGTAAAACGATCTACATTATCATCTGCCCAAGTATCATAAAATATTCCATCATATGTAGATAAAGAATCTTTTATAACATACCAATCTCCTTCTACTATAGTAACGTTAGATTTTCCAACAGCCCAGGCTTTTGCCTTTTCTATTATTTGTGGGTGATTTTCTATTATTGTGTGTGATGTTATAGAGTTTGCTTGAATATAATCAGCAGCTATTCCCATTCCAAATCCTATTTCTAATATATCTCCACTTCCTTCGCAAATATAATCTGCTGAAGCTTTCATAATATTGTCTTCCCAATCCATCATTACTTGAAACTCTGTTTCAGATTCATCTATATAATAAATCTTGCTAGATGAAAATGTTAATGTTTCGTCTTTATATGCCATTACGCTACTTCAACAAATGTGTTATCTGGATTAAACCAGATATTACCATTAGAAGCATGTAATACTTGATAACCTATAATACGAACACAATCACCACTTACAGATGGCGCTGTAGCTGACGCGTTGCCTGGTACTCCAGCGTTATCAGATTGAACATATAAAACATCTCCAATTGCTCCTGGATCGTGATCTAAAGTTACAAAACCTCTTAGTAACATTCCATTAGTATCTGATGCAGCGCCTAACGCCACTCCTAACAAACCATCAGACGTAGAAACAGCGTCTGCATTTGCTATTTCCCAAGTACCATCAGATTTATAATGATATATTTTACCTACAGTCATAGATGTTGTACCACCAAAATAAGCTACATCTCCATTTGCGTTACCGTCAACAGCTGTAGTTGTAGCTAAAGTTCTAGTTGTGCAAGCAATAGGGCCTGTAAAAGTTGCTAGCTTATTGCTATCAAGAGTTAATACAGTAGAGGTACTTGCATTACCATCCGTAGTGCTGAATACCATTCTAGCTCCATTTTCACTAGCAGACCAACCAGCTTCACAAAACGCTTCTATAGAAGCTCCTAATACACGATTTGCACTAGCATCTTCAGCTCCAAAAAACTCTACTGTACCTAATCTATGATTATCTGCCATGGCAGCTCCATCATCACAAACAAGCTTAAGTTTACCTCCTTCTGTAGCGCTACTAGCGGTTGTATTTACTGTTTGAAAAAAAGCCCCCGCATCATTAGTGCTAACGTATCCAGTAACGTTTAAGCCGTCATCAAGTAATTTAGCTAATTCTACTTCATCAACCTGCCAAATATACCTACCGTCATTAGCAGCACCTGAGCTTGTATATGTATTAAAATAAACTTCATCTATAGTTTGAGCTCCACTATTATACGCGGTTTTTATTTCAAATCTGTTTGTAGCGGAAGATCCTAAACTTATAGTTGGATTACCATCGTTAACAGGATCATACATAGTAACATCTGAAGCTTCCATAAATATACTGCCAGCAGCGTCTAAAACTATATCTGTAGCTACAACTTCTAAGTCATTAGCTGTTGGAGAATTTATATATGAATTAGCATCTCTAAAATTAAGCTTTACATTAGTTCCCATTGTTTTAGAACCTGTAAAGGTTTGCGCAGTAGTTAAATGAGCTGTATCAGCATCTAAATATGCTGATGCAATAACTGTACCATTCCAAACACCAGCTGTAATTGTTCCAATAGTAACAATGCTTGAGCTCCCACCTATAATAGAAAATTTATCAAGTATGGCAGCAGCTGTCATTAATGAAGTATCATTATCATTAAATGTTGCCCCTCCCACTTGTATGTTTTGTATTACAGTACTTGCTGTATCACTGTCAGATTGTGGATATGTTGGCATTCCTAAACCTACACCACTACTAGTAACATTTATATCTATTCCTTCAAAAAACTTACATAAACCTGTATTCCCATTTATTATAAGAGAACTGCTAGTGCTTTGACTGGCAGATCCAGAAGCAACAGGATTTGAATAAGCAAATACGATATCTCTAGCTACAGCATTACCTGTTGACTCTCCAGGAAAGAAAACAAGACCTCCTCCTATTTGATTAGTCCCAGAAGCTCCACTTGCTGTTATATTTAAATTAACTCCACCCCCATCAGGGTTATCAGTCCCTTTTATTGTTCTTTGTTCAGCTTGTTGTATATCTCCTATTTCTAATATGCTTTCTACACGAATACCTTTTTTAAATATTGTTTTAAAATACTCTAATTTTTTCCCTATCCATTTAATCATTTTTATCTAAATCTATGTATTGAATAGTTACATTTTTTCCCTTTATTATTTCTTTAGCAATATCTGGATATATTCTCTTGTACGCATTAGTTGACTTGCCAATGAAGCCGTCTTTGATGATAATGTTATTCTCCTGCGAATCACCCACAAGTAAACATCCAGCAGAATGCTCATCAGTGTTGCCAGTATGTATAAGGATATATTCAAAATTCGGGACATTAGTAATGTGTAGCATTCCTTTATGAAATCCACCATGTTTCTTTTTGTATTTATTATGAAATCCACCTTCAGTTCTTAATTCAATTTTATAAGTACCAGAAGGAACTCTAGTTTCTCCTCTAACCTTTAAAGATCTTTTCTCATCTTCTAGTGTATAACATAGAAATTCTAGTCCTAGATTACTCTCTAAAAAAAGTAAGCCAGAAGTACTATCCTCCTGGCTACTAAATCTTAATACTTTAAGTTTCATGTATTACATATTTTAATTACTAGTCGTCTGTATTAATACCAGTATCTTCTCCATCACAAATTAAGTATTGTACTTTTTGTGCAGCTGTTGTTGCAACTAAACCTAAATCGTTAGAAGCATCTCCAGCACCATCTATATGTACAGGAGCAAAGAAACACTCTCCTGGTTTTAAATCAGCAATATCATCTCCATCTGCTTGAACTGCTACGGGATAATCAGTATCTACATTTTTTACAAATGTATAAACTAAATCTTTATTATTTTGTAAACTATTTATAACAGTAGCCGCAGTACCATTAGTTAACATTTCTCCTGTGTGCATATGATTTGAATCTGTTACTGTTGCAGCAGTTGTAAATGATGGAGAAAATGAAAATACTGTAACTCCATTTTCGTCTATTAATGAAAAGCTTCCTGATGCTGTTACTGATAATGATTGTGTTGCCATGTTTTTATATTTTTTATATTATTTATTAAGCTGCTGCGTCTATTTCTACAGCAAAATATTCAGCTGTAACTGTACCGCCTAATCCACGAGCTGTAACTGTATCTGTATCACGTAAAATAGTAAACATAAATTCACCTGCTTTTAGTACACCAAGTAAATCATTAGCAGAAGATGCTCCACCATAAACCTCTAAGACATTTGCGTTATCTAAATTTCTTATGTAAATTGCTTTACCATATCCTGGTGCAGCCATAATTGTACCATCACCATCTGTAGCGCAGTCAAGTCTACCTGTTGCAATTTGATCAACTCCAGTTATATTCATTGAAAAAGACCCAGATTGTGATTGTGAATAACCTGTAGAAGTTGTAGCTGACATGTTTAAGGCTACATTTAATGTATAATTTTTTGCCATTTTATTTTAATTTTTTACAAATTTATGAAATTTTTCTTATATTTTTTAGATTCTTTTAACTTTTTAAGCTCTCCACACTTTTCATATTCTTCTAATATGCAAAAATAATCAATTATTTTGTCAATTACCTTATTATCAATATTTTTTTTAGGATTAAAAGGAAGTGAGCAACCATTATACTCTAATAATTCATCAAATGATAGTTGATCTGTTATTATCATATAGGAATTTACCATTGATTCGTATAATATTTCTTCACTATCTTCTTCTAATTCATTCATATATTTTATCACTTTTTAACTTTTTCTAAAGATCTCCCTCCAAAATAAGCTCCAATTACAGTTATTAATACTAATTGTAATAAATCCACCCAAGTAGACTTAACTTCAAAACTTAATGCGCCTGCATCTATAAATATTAATAACATGGTGCATACTATTAAAAATATTAAAACTAATGGTCTAACGTTTTTACTAAGCCATGAATCTGATTTTAAATCTGCTTCCCAACGAGATGTAATATTTTTTTCCATCTCTATTTCATAGTTAGCAACTAATTCTTTTATTTTTCTTTCTGCTTCTAATTTTTCCTCACCTGATGTGTGTAAATTATCTATAACTCCACCAACACCTTTAACAAGTTCTGCGGCTCCACTAGAAAATATGTTTGTTAATATACTCATTTCTTTTATTTTAATAGCCACCCCCTCCTGTTGAAGTAGAGGGAAGTGTACTTGTGTTAATAGTTTCTTCTGGTGTGTTTTGTTCTGTTATTATATTAGAATTATTAATCATAGCTTGATTATGATCTATCCCACCCATATATCCAGTTTGACCTGCAAACATATGAGTATGAAATCCCGATAGTCCTCTTGATGAAGCCCAAGCTAATGCTTCTGCTTGTGTAGAATATAAAGGAATACCGACTATTGTAGTTAATATAGACATATTATTTTTTTGCAAATTTTTCTAAACCAGCTATACCAAAGCATCCTAATACTACGAATACAAATGAATCATATACAAATTCATTAATAGCTAAATCTCTTCCTAACCATCCTGTTAAAAGATCTAATACCATTACTAAACACATTATTACAAAAGCTAATGCTCCAATAATTGATTTTTCATTATAATTATTATTGTCTTTAAATATTTTCATTATTTTATAATTATTTTTTTATCTGTAGTCCCATTATCATAAATATAAAAAAGCAATTTATTATTACTTTCTTTTGTAGGTCTTCCTAATAAGTCTGTAGTCATTAATAATTTCTTTTTATCTGTTGTTCTGCTTAATAAAGGACCAAACCAAGTTCCTTCACAATAGTTGTATGTAGCTTGACATATAGTGTCCCATTCATTTTCACAACAATAATCATCCACTGATATAACCCAAGCATAGCAAGGATCGTTTAACCAATATGGATTACCTGGTCCAGTTATACAGCCTGCGTCATAATGACAGTGCTCATCATTAACATTAGCGCTAGAATTATAATTGTACGCATCTGGGTCCATACATCCCTGAACCACAATAACACACGAACCATTGTCAGTATTAGCCAGCGAATCATAATTGTAAGCAGTGCTGTCCATGCAACCATAAACATAAGAAATACAAGTAAAATCTTCTGTATTGGCTGTGGGGTTGTAATTAAGCATAGAGGGATCAGTACAGCCATAAATATAAGAAATACAAGAATTATTATCAACATTTGCTAAAGGATTAAAATTAAACATTATTGAGTCAGTACAACCAAAAACATAAGGCTCACAACCACCATCTTCAGTATTTGCTAGTTGATCAAAATTAAACATTGTTGGATCTGTACATCCATATATTAAAGGTATACAAGCACCAGGTGTATTTGCAAGTGGATTATAATTAAAAGCTAAAGACTCCATACAGCCTAAAATAACAGGTATACAACCACCGTTATCTATATTAGCTAAAGTATCATAGTTAAACGATATTGAGTCAGTACATCCCCATACAGCTGAAGTTTGACAAGAGCCATTATTATAGTCAGCAATAAATCCTTGCGTATAATATTCTAAGTAAGATGAGTTAGTACAACCTGGAATGTAATAACAACTACCATCATCTGTGTTTACAGTATCTATGTAGTTAATTGCCAACGAATCCATACATCCAAATGTTTTTTCAATACATAAGTTACCACAATAAGTTGGTGCTATATGCTTAAACAAAGGACTTATAAAAGGCGGTAAAATTTCTATCATAACTTGACCTAAAGGATTGGTTAATTTAAATCCACAATGAGCAGCTGTTTGTGATGCTTGACTTGTAACTGAAAACTTAAATGAAACTGGCTTAGGTGATTGTAAATTTATAATATAATCGTTTGAAAATAAAGCAGTGTCTAATGAAAAGTACCAAACATTAGTATCTTGCTTTACTTCTAAAGAAGAACCAACCCAACCATCACCTACTAAATCTGTTAAGGTAAGTATATAGTCGCAGTTAGGTATTAAAGCCATTGTATTAGCGTTAGGATTGTAGTTATACATTGTAGAGTCTACACATCCAAATATTTTTAAATCAATGCATGAGCCATCATCTGTATCAGCTAAAGGATTAAACTGAACGTATGCTGGATCCATACACCCAAAGACGGGAGGGCAACCATCAGATACAAAAACATGTATTGAATCATTACCAAAAGCAGCGTCTGTTCCATAAATTAAAGTATCATTACACTGTATTAAATAATAAGATCCATCTAAACCACCCCAAAGTGCTCCATTTAACCCATCTCCATAAGAATCGTATATAGTAAAAATTAAAGGTCCAGTAGGTAGACATCTTGTTTCTACAACATTAGCATAATCAGGATAAGTCCAGTAACTATCTCCATTAGCTACTACACTATCATTAGCATCTTTAACATCCCAAGAAGTTTCATTTTGATATTGATCTAAGTTTATAATAATAGTTGTAGGCACACAATTTTGCCCTATCAATATAGTTGGTAATAATAATAATAATAGTAATATTTTTTTCATTTTAAAAGTCGCTCATTAATTGGTTGTCTATTTCTTCTTGTACATCTTCTTTTGTAGCTACCATTTTAAAACTAAGATCAGCTTGAAATCTAGCAACTTCATTTCCGTCTTTAAATATAATAATAGTAGGTATTACTGCTATTTTATGTTTTTTTTGCAACTCTGTATCTTTACTTATATCTACATAAGAAAGTGTATTAACATCGTTTAGTTTGTCAACCCAATTTACATTATTTGCTTCATTCCATCCTGCATTAAATACTGCTATCTGAACTTGTCCCATGGCCACTCCAGCGAGAAACATCAATGCTAATATACCTAAATATATAGCAAAAATTCTCCAAGTAGAATCTTGCTCTTTCATCTATTATAAAGTTTATCCTCAATTTTTTCAAGAGTTTTCTTCATTTCTTCTACATCTTTTTGTGTAGTTAAAATTGTATTTCTAATCATCTGATCTTTCATATCAAACTCCATTCTAGTTACATCTTGAGGCGGAGGTTCTGGTAATTCTCTAGCTTCAGCTATGTCAGATTGCAGCATAAACCACATACTAATAACTGTTGCCATAGCAGCACCAATACCTATAAGTGTTTTAATACTTATTTTAAATCCCGTATCTTCATTTAATTCTTTAGTCATTATCTAAATAACATTTTAGTAATTATAGCTGTTATTGATGTAAAAAATATACCTAACCAAATTCTTGCTGTCTTTCTAAAGCCTGTATTAAGATTAATACGAGCAATAACCCCATCGTCAGGATCAAGTAGACGTTTTTTAATTTCTCTAACATCTTGCTTTAACTCTATGAGTTCTGTATGTAGTTGTTGGTTTGTCATGTTCATTGTACTTTAAGTTTAAAGATGTAGATCTCAGGGGTATTAGCCCCTAAGAATCTCATCTGTATTTATTATTTTTTTGAACAACATTCATTAGTAAACATTCCATATAAAACAACCAAAGCTATTAAGCCAACTACTCCATTATTTCCTAACACATTAATAATATCCATAACATTTCCAATAACTGACATCCCTAATACAGGGCCTCCAAATAAAATCTCAGCTATAATACCAAAAGATAAAAGACTTATAAATAATGATGTCATTTTACCAAAAAATCCACTAACTAAATTAAATATATTTTCCATTCTATTTTATTTTTTAAATTAATAATTAAAGTTTATAAGCTACACCTAAAACAAATTTTCCTTCTCTTTCGCCATTTTCATTTTCTTTCATTGGCATAGAATAATTTGGTTCTATATATAGTTTATCCCATACATTATAAGAATATCCAGCTCCTAATTTCATATTTTCGGACATCTCTTCAGTTGGTCCCTGTAAAGATACATATATATTTTCAAAATAATATCTTCCAAATAGATCATAATTTTCTCCATTTTTCATTACACCAGCCATCATGTTGTCATTTATTTGATAACCAGCACCCATATTATCTGTTACACTGCTCATGTTCCACTCTTCTCCGTCTTCAGGTATATTTACAGAAGACATTATTGAAAATTGTGCTGATGCAAATAAACATGCGCAAGCTGTAATTGTTGTTAAAACTATTTTTTTCATTTTTTAAAATTTTTAAATTAATACTAAAATATGACGTAATTTACGCCAAATTTAAAATCATACCACTCTCTATTCCAGTACCTACTGTACTTCGCTTCTAAAAAGTATCCTAGTTGTTTGTTTATTTTTATTCCATAAATAATTCCTCCTGAATAATCATACCATTGTTCTCCGTTATTATATTTATGATATGAAAATTTACTACCGTCATCATAATGATAGGGCAATAAATTTCCCCAGGCATGAAGCCATTTATTTTTATTATATTTATAATAATCAAATCCAATTATAATTGAATGTTGTATTTGTTTTTTTAGCTCAAGTCTTTTCTTTTCTGTGTAATCTGCAATCACTTGCGGTATTACTACCTCTTTCCAAACTTCTGGACTAGTTGCTACTATAGTTCCACTAGGATCTTTATACTCACTATTTGCAACATCAATAGTATACCCTTCTTGTATTGCTAAGTAAGTGTAATGTAAATTTCCATTATCCAAGATCCATTTTTCTAGTGGATTATAACCATAAGGTTCTGCTAATCTATGAGCAGCTCCTATGCTAAATGCTAGGTTATTATTCTTTTTCATTCTATATCTTTCTGATAGTTCAAAGTATTCTACATCAGCAAATCCATCTTTTAAATATTCTACTTTAGCAGCAAAATGATCTATACAAAAAGGTCCGTTACAATCATCATCTGAACTATATCTAATAAAATGATGTTGATCTATATAATCTACTCCTTGCTGTCTTGTATAATCTATTTCAAATAAATATTCAAAGCCTTTTATTTTACCTACTGTAGCCGCATCTGTATAATTAGATTCAGTCCCATCATAAAATGTTTTTGCTTTATTTTCATATCCAAATCTAGCTATTTTTCTAATACCTATAGTGACAGAATAATCATAGGGTGTCTTTATTGTTCTTTCTTCTAAACTACCTGATGTAATAGAAAAAACTTTATTATCAGATATAGATGTGCCCCCATTTACTGCCCCGTAAATAGTAGAAAATTTTAAATGTTTTTTTAGATTTTTTCTTAAATCAATATCCTTTATATATTCTCCATAGTTTACCTGTGCTTTTAAAAAAAAAGATAAGCACATAAATATTGTTAAAATTAAATTATATTTCATTTTTGTTTTATTTATTTTATGCATATCCACCTCCTAAAGTTGTTACATCTAATGTAGGAATTTCTGTTACTGGTACTAAAACCTGACCCAAAGTTATATCTGTACCAATAACAGCTTCTATATTTGTACCGCTAGTATTAGTTGTTTTATAATATCCAGTTATATCGTCAGGATGCATAGTAGTCATGTCAATTGGTTTGTGTTTATTGTATAGTGTTGTTACTTCTGCAGATGTTAAACATCTGTTCCACTGTGCAAAATCACCAGCATAGCCTCCTAAATAGCTCCCATCAGGAAATGTAATTGGAGAGAGAGCAGCATTAAAAGATACTAAAGCGCCTATTATCTCATCAATAGAATCATTACCATATTTAATAAACCATTTATTGTCACCAGTAGGATTATTACCGCCTGGTACTGCTGCGGTTTTTTTACTGTCAGTAGTTTCAGGCATAGAGCCCATTGCACTGCCTGATGTACCAGCTAAATCTCTACCACCATCAACATAAAGATTAGCTACTCTGTTTCCGTCCCATGTCATTACAACAAAATGCCATCCATCTGACTTGTATAAAGGTTTATCAAGTTGATTAGAGGCAAATAATCTAGCATGAGAAAAAGTAGACAGAGGTAAAAGAGTTTTAGTATTTCCATCTCCGTCTTGCAACGATATAGCGCCACAAAAACGCTTATTACTATAAAATATAGAAAATCCACCATTTTTACGACACCCAAACAAACCTTGTGTCGCTGTACTATTATATATACCAGCTCCATCACTTTCATCATCAGTTAGTTTAACCCAAGCAGCAAGTGTTAAGCCATTTTCTACTGGTTTCATAGTTCCGTTTGCAGGAGAAACAGACTCTAAATTAAAACGTCCAAAATCATCAACACCGTCAAACAATATAGATTTTTGCATGACATAAGCATGATCTATAAAATCTACTTTAGTTGAGCTTAATCCTATTGCTAATGCCATATTAATCTTCTTCTGGTTCTATATACCAAATACCATCAGTATCATTTACTATTTCTTTTATTTCGTGATAAGTGTATTTTGTTTTGCTTTCTAAAAATGAAGGAGTTTCGTCTTCAAATTTTAATAAAAAATAATCTCTTTCTTTACTATATCTTAAAAAATTAACAGATGTTTCTATAACTTCATTAAAATTAACATTATCAATTTCAGATGATTCTAATATGACATACTCTCTATTTGGAAATTGAGACATTATTTCCAGTTTTTTAAAGTTAAAACATATTTCCAAGTAAGCTTAGGTATTCTTACTTTATAGTAATATTCACACTCACAATCTTTAGAGTACTTTGGTTTAACTACATCCTTAACTCTCTCGCTACGTTTAGCTAGCTTTTGGACAAATCCCATGCTATATTCCTCTTGGTGCTAAGTAACATATTACAGATCCTGCGTGTAATTCTACATTGTCCCATTTTCCATAAAGCCAAAATCCAACAGGAAACTCTGTACCACTACCACCTGCGACAATATTAGTAGATTCTGATGCTGCGCCAAACTTATTTATCCTTTCACTTTCAGCAGTTATTGTACTTATACTTCTTACATCTCCATTAAGATTAGAAAGCACTTGAAATTTAGTAGCAGTTATAACGCATATTGCACAAACATACATAGACGCATTGCCTCCATCTAAATCTACTTTTTGACCATCACCTGTTATAAAACAAGATCCGTGTTGTCCTATTGCTGCTTCTCCTATGTCATCTATTTTTGCCATAATTTTTTATTTTTATTTTATATTAATATCCTACTGGGGCTAAGTAACATACACAAGAGCCTCCGTTTAATTCTATAAGATCCCACTTCCCATATATTGTTATACCTTTAGGGAATGTATGAGATGTAGTAAGAGCATCCATGTTTGATGTATCAGACTCGCTAGTTACAGCACCAAATTCTCCACCAACATCTAATTCCGAAGCTGTAGCTCCGTCTGAAATAGAACTTACAACTCCATCTAAAGTTTCAACTTTTTCAAATGTAGTATCTTCCATAAATTGAATAGCTATAATAAATCTATTAGCTGTACTACTATTCAAATCTAATAGAGCTCCATCACCTGTTAAATATACAGAACCATACTGTCCGAATGAAGCTTTAAATAAGTCGTTTACGTTCATATTTTAAATTTTTACAAATATAATCAATTTATATTATTTAATTATATATACTGTTTAAGTATTTCTTTCTAGCCTCTGCGTAAGGAACTACTTCAGTAAGTAATGTTTTCTTAGCTAAAGACGATCCTTTATCTGCATAAGCGCTTTTACGTTGTACTTTATCTCCTGAAACCGCCTGTCCTATAGCTTTTACAGCATTTTGCAATGTACCAGTAGAAGCAGGAACTATAGTATAATTTACAAATCTCCTTAAGTCTGTAGTAACAAATACATCGTGAGAAAACTTCTTTAATGTTCTAAGTGTTTTAGTATCTGGCTCGTCATCATCCTCCATCATAGCAATTAAAGACAATAAAGTAACTCCTATTCCCAAGCCAGCTATATGAGCTCTCATGCCCTTCTTTCTCTCTTCACTAGACTTGTTATATATATCTATTATTTCTTTCTTAGTTATATTGCCTGCAAAGTAGTTTCTAAATAAATCTGTAATAAATTCAGAGCTTGCTCTATAGCTTCCAATGTTTACATCTCCAAATCTATCTATATCTTCAGCTTTAAATCTATCTTGAAATAAAGTGATAAACCATTTTTTAAATTGCAATAATGCTCTACCATAAGAATACATAGAAAGCAAACTAGCATCTAACGCAGTATATCCTTCTCCGTGTAGTGTAGAGATTTTATGATTAATTTGCATAACTCTTTCGTCTGTTATTGTCTCAGGGTTATTAAACTCTTGATTTGTAAGCATTCCTAAAAAAGCAGCCCCCTGAATATACCCTTCTGTTTTATCCATAAATAAATAAGCCCATCTTTCTACTTTTCCTGCAAATCCTTTTTGTTCTGATAAATGCACAAACTCATCAAAACTATATTCTACTATTCTATTCTCTCTTAATATATCTTGAGACTTTTTAAAATCTTTCCAGTATCTAGACTCTCCTTTTACAAATTGATTACCACCTCTTTTACGTAGTTCTTGATATTTACCAGCTAATAGATTACCTATACCAACAGTAACATTAAATCCTAATAATCGTAAAGATGTTAGCCTTACAAAAGCATCTATAACTTTATCTGCTCTAGCTCCTAATGGACTTATCTGTTGTTTCTTTTCTAAGAATCCTTCTTTCCACCACTCAGTTATATATCTTGTAGCATTTTTATTGTCTAAGTTTTTGTTAAAAGCTATAATAGAATCTGTAAGTATTGCTAAGTCACCCATACCAGCAAAACGATCTTCTCTTTCTACTATAGCGCCATCTTCCATTTTATACTGACCTTCTCCATTTTTAAATATACTGGATCTAGCAAACTCTAAAAGAGTACTATTAATATCATAAGATATATTTTGAGCCCTAACCCCTCTACGTCTCTCATATTCTTCTATTAGTTCAGCGTCTAAACTGTTATTACTATTAGAGCCAATTAATCTTTTCATCATTTCATTATCATTAACTAAAGAATCATACTCCATGTCAGTTAAAATAATATCACTACCATCTTCGTTTTTATTTTTAGCTTTTAATTCTTTAGCTTTTCTTCTTAGTTTATCTAACTCAAGTATTTCTTTACCAGACTTTAGTTTTAACTTGCCAGTCCTACCTTTGTATACATCATACTTCCACTCATAAAATGTTTTTAATGCTCTCTCACCATCTATATCTGTTCCGTAGACCTTAACCTTATTATAATCACTAGAGTCTATCATAGAGCTGTAAAGGCCAAATAAACCACTTCTAGATAAGTTTTCTAGACTTGCCATTGGTAATCCATTAACTATTGTTCTGCCACCTTGAGAGCCTATTAATATCTCAGCAACAGCTTTATATCTAATATAGTATTCTTCTTCTTGTCTTGTTAGTTCTACGCCATTCTCTATTATTTCTTCCTCAGTAAATAGTCTAACATTACCATTTTCTACAGTAGCTATATTACCATATATATATTGATAGCGGAAATTAGTATCAAAACCTTGTCTAACTCTTTCTAGTATACTAAGACCTTTCATTTTTGATCTGACTAAAGCTCTATTTTTTTCTTCTATTAAATTCTTGTGCTCTTTAAAGCTTCTTATATATTTTCTATATTGTGTCTGAGCTTCATTAATTAAATATTGTATCTCAGGTCTTTTAGATGTCATGTTATTAGAACCTAGCCAAGCCTGAAAGCCAGTTAAATCATCTTGAGCTACACCATCTACTCCAGGTATTTTATAATCATAACCCTGCTCTTTTCCTTTTTGTCTTAAAAATGCAGCTTGCTTTTTAAATGCTCTTTGTCCTATTTCTTTTTCTATTGTATATGCTATACCTTTAGTAGCAGAATTATCCATCTTTCTAAATTCTTTTGCTATATCATATAAGCTTCTTATATTATATTCGCTTAAAGGTTTCTTCTCTAAACTTCTTTCAAATTGCCTAACATTATTTAAATGATTCTTATACTTAATATAATTTTCAGATAAAGCAGTAAATGTATCTGAGTTTCTATCTATCTTAGATAAATCTATTCCTTTATCAGCAACCCATTTTAGAAAAGACATCTCTTGAGCATCACCTCCTAAATAATCACCACTATAAGAAGTGTCAGGCGTAATAACTTTTTTAGGTTTTTTAATAGGACCTATATATATGTTATTGTTGTCTTTAGAAGCTCTTTTTCTTACTTCGTTAAAATTCCAATTATCAATACCAGCTTTTCTATTTTCTACATCCTTAATAGCATCAAGTAACTCTGCAGGAATAGCACCTCTATCAAGATTAGGAGTTGCTGTTTTATTGTGCTCAATAACTTTAT